GAAGGAGAATTAGCAGTCATTGACTTTAAGACTTCTAAAGCACCAAAACCACGAGAGTGGATTGATGGTTACTTTGTACAAGCAGCAGCATATGCGTGTATGTATTATGAATTAACAGGTATTGCTGTTAAGAAACTGGTCATTATTATGGCATGTGAAGATGGTGAATGTGTCGTTTATGAAGAACGAGATAAGATGAAATATATGAGATTACTCGTTACTTACATTGAAAACTTTTTAACCACCCAATTACAATTACATGGAAAATGAATTCACTACTGCTTTAAGTAAAAAGTTTATGAATCCTGCAAAATTTGCAGTAGAAATAGAAAATCTTGTTAAAAAAGAGAAATTGAATTATATTGATGCTATTGTTCTTTATTGTGAAGAGAATAGTATTGAGATTGATTCAATTACTAAGTTAATTTCTAAACCTTTAAAGGAAAAATTAAAATGTGATGCACAACAGTTGAATTTTATGAAGAAGACTACTCGTGCTAAGTTGCCACTATGAAGAGACTTCGTAATCCAGAGACTATTAATTATACAAATTTTAAGAAGTGGGCTACTGGGTCTGATTGCTTATGGTCATATATTTCATCGGCAACTCCTAATTACGAAGATCCTACAGAGATAAAAGGTGAACAGAGAAATTTGCCTTTTTATACTAGGACTATTTTAAAGAGACCAGAGAATGAATTTCGTTATCCTAGATTGGAACATGCAGATACTAATGAAACTCATGGTGTTATTGAAGTATTAAATGAGATATTAGATTTTAATAATATTAAGATGTCTAGTTATCTTAGGATATCTCTTAACTGTGTTCATCCTGAGAAGAAAATTTATAATACCTTACCACACATAGACCATCAGTATCCTCATGGTAATATAATATTATATTTGACTAATGCTGGTGGCAAAACTTTTGTTAAGAATGAAGACACTTCTAAGTATGAAGAGCATGATCCAGCAGAAGATGATATAATATTGTTTAGTGGTAAACATTTTATGCAAAACCCTTCGGATAACCGAAGAATCATACTAGTTGCCACGATTTTACCTTAAATGGTAAAATAAATAGTAGTGTTCAAAAGAGGTTTTATGTCTGATTTTTTTGATTCCGATTTCGTTCAAGATGAGATGGAAACAATCAATGAAATGCAAGAAGAGATTTATTCACAGGTGTTTAAATTTCCAGAACTTCCTCTTGACAAACAACTTGATCATTTAGATCAACTTGATGATTTGCTTGAAAAACAGCAGATCCTTTATACTCGTATGAAACTGTCTGATGATCCTCGTGCTATGGAGATGGCTGACAATGTTCGGAAATCTGCTATAGTAATGGGGTTCCCTAAGGATGTTGATTGTAATCTCTTGTTTTCCAACATGAGAGAAACTCTTAACAGAGTCCGTAAGGGTATTGACAAGGGAGCATGACTGCCCTATAATACAGTCACACAAGCCAAATCCAATTACACAGGCCAAATCTATGTCTTTCGCATCGCTTAAAAAGCAATCATCTCTTGGTAGTCTTACTGCCAAACTTGTTAAAGAGGTTGAAAAAACCAATTCAGCAAATAAAGGGGATGATCGACTATGGAAACCAGAGGTAGACAAAGCAGGTAATGGTTATGCCGTTATCCGTTTCCTACCAGCACCTGATGGAGAAGATCTCCCTTGGGTAAAATTATATTCACATGCCTTTCAAGGACCAGGTGGATGGTATATTGAAAATTCATTAACTACAGTAAATCAGAAGGATCCTTGTTCTGAATATAATACTGGTTTATGGAATAGTGGAGTAGAATCTGATAAGCAGATTGCTCGTAACCAAAAGCGTAAGCTATCTTATTATGCAAACATCTATGTTGTAAAAGATCCTGCTAACCCTTCTAACGAAGGTCAGGTATTTTTATACAAATTCGGTAAGAAGATCTTTGACAAGATCATGGGTGCAATGCAACCAGAATTTGAGGATGAGACACCTCTCAATCCATTTGATTTCTGGCAAGGAGCAGACTTTAAGGTTAAGATTAAGAAGGTAGCAGGTTTCTGGAACTATGATAGTTCTGAGTTTGCTGCTCCTAAACCACTCCTTAAGGATGATGATGCACTTGAAGCATTATGGAAGAAGGAGTATTCTTTGCAGGAATTAGTTTCTGCTGATAAGTTCAAATCTTATGATGAACTTAAGAAGCGTCTTGAGTCAGTTTTAAAACTTACTGCAGCACCTGCTCGTCAAGTAGCAGAAGAAGTTGTAAATGAAGAAGCTGAAGAAGTTGCAGCAGCACCTGCAGCAGAAGACGATGCTCTATCATACTTTCAACAGTTAGCTGAAGAATGAATATCGTAGGATTGTATGGTGCATTCGATTGGAATGCAAATCTTGAACATGCACAATCCGAAGATGATGTAAAGGGGGAGCACTGGTCTCACGACGCAGGGTGCTCCCTTTTTATTGACGGAAAGCATATATGTTCTCTTAATGAAGAGAGATTGAGTAAGATAAAATATGATGGAGATTTTCCCAGAAAATCAATAAAAGTGTGTTTAGAACAAGGTGGTATTGGTAGTGATGAAGTAGATTTTGTATATCATGTACCAACTTGTCATTTTATTTCTTTAGAGCAATTAGAGAATGGTGTTGCAGAAAATTTATTGCGTAAAGAATTTCCGAATGCAGAAATTAAATTTATAGGACATCATTTTTGTCATGCAGCATCTACTGTTTTTACATCACCATTTAATGAAGGTACTTTTTTAACCATAGATGGTGGTGGATCTGCTATTCAAGATCCTATTAGGGATTATATTGATTATATTGAGAATAGTTCTATAGGGTATTTTAATAAGGAGAAAGGGATTTTTAGATTCTATAATATGTTGGAGAATGAATATAATAATTTTGGTAATTTATATCAGCAACTGTCAAGTTTAATTTATAATGAAGTTAGTCCTGTTGTAGGTTGGTCAGCAATTAATGCTTCCACTGGAAGAATAATGGGTTTATCTGCTTATGGATCTAAGTATGAAAAATGCTATGAGGTTACTGATTATTCGCTTCCATATATTAATTTTGATTTTAACAAGATTGCAGACTCAGTAAAATCAATGCCTTTAGAAGATGGTGCTCATTTTCTTCAAAAGAATTTTGAAAATGGAATGTTGGATTTTATAACAGCTTTAAGAAAAAATCATTTAGATGGTAATGTTTGTTTTGCTGGTGGTTCATTTTTAAATGTACTCACAAATAGTTTGATTAGAGATAGTGGTCTGTTTGATAATATTCATATTCCTCCATTTACTGATGATGCTGGTCTTAGTTTTGGTGCTGCTATATGGGGATGTTATGAACATGGTGAAGAAATATCTATACCAGATAATATTGCATTACTTGGACCAGAATATTCTAATGAAGAAATATTGAAATATCTTGATATGTTTGACCTTTCATATAAAGAGTATGATGTTGATCTAGTTGTAGATAGAGTTAAAGATAATAAAATTATTGCTTGGTTCCAAGGTAGATCTGAATATGGTCCTAGAGCATTAGGATCTAGATCTATTTTTATGAGTCCTACTAAAGCAGAAAATAAAGATATTTTGAATGAAAGAGTAAAGCATAGAGATCATTGGAGACCCTTTGCTGGTATAACTTTAGAAGGTCGAGGATATAATTCACCATATATGTTATACGCAGAGCAAGTTTTAACTGATGATATACCTGCTATTACACATGAAGATAATACATGTAGAATGCAAACCGTTACTTATGAACAAAATTCTAAAGTATATGAATTGTTGACAATATTGGAACCACCTGTTATATTGAATACTTCATTTAATGACAGTGGAGAACCTATAGTGGAGACACCGTACCAAGCAATACGGTCTTTTATGAAGATGGATATTGATTGTTTGGTTATTGGTGATTTTATTGTAGATAAATAAATCAGAACCTATTATATTGAGACAATGGCTTTTTCGGCAACTCATTATCTAGTGAATTACAAAACAGGTAATTCTGACAAAAGCATAGAGATTTATGCTACCAGTGCTGCAGATGCAGAAGCTAAACTTCTTAAGAAGTTTGCAGATGCTACTAGTATTGTTGCAACCTCTGTCTAATGTCACGCAATAAAGTTATAGCTTATTCCGATTCTAACGGAAAATGTAGAGTAGTAATCCCTACAATGGATTGTGCTCTATCAGATGAAGCTGTTATAGCAAAGGACATACCCACATCGGATTATTCTGTCATTGATCCTGCTAATCTACCCTCTAAGGAGTTTAGATCTGCATGGCAGTACAATCATGGCAGTAAGACTGTTACAGCAGATCTTGCTACAGCAAAGACACTTACTACTGAGCTATTGGAATCTAAGTTTCTAGCTACAAAGAAAGAAAATGCTGATATACAGTCAATAGCAGATATGAAGGGAGAATCTGCATCTCTTAAGTCGAATCCCTCAGTACCATATACAACAATTACTAACGCTACCACTATAACTGAATTAGAAGCATTGATTTGATGAAAAAATTTGAAGAGCATACTGCTCAACATGATTCGTACAACTA